TGATAGTCGCGCTTGCGGGTGTCGCTGCCTTCGCTGCGAGCTGCTCGCGCGCGTCCTAGAGACCAGTATGTTCTAGTCATGTCGCAGCCACGCCTCTTCATCATCTCGCACGAGCTGAGTTCGCAGACTGCTCGCCAAGCAGATTCGTGCGATGCGCCATTGACGATCCGAACGCCGATGAGAGGTAGGACTCATGTGTCGGCTGGTGGTGGCACCTCTTACGGCGTCAACGCGAATCACGCAGACAAAGCCGCCGAGCTTCAAGCCGCGCACGCTTACATTCTGTCGATCGATCCCGATCCTGGCGCCGTCCCGCCGCCTGGCCCCCCGCCCTCAGCAGGAGACTGGGTGCCAGATAATCTGGGCGAGCGCATCTACCGCAAGTGGACCGGCGCTAACAACGCGACCGTGGAGGCCAATTCCAACCACTACAAATCAAGCCATTGGGCGATCGCCGTCTTTGACGAAGCCTTCACCATGTCGATCAGCGCGTCTACCGGCAAACCCATGCCGCTGGTTCAATTGTCCGGGACCACGTTGACCGGGCAATGGGCGCGCAGGACCAACGACTTGAATCAAATCCAGGTCACGGGCGTTACAGCCGGGACGCACATCGTTATTTCGCATCGACGCAACGGCGTTCATTACCTGCGCTATGACGGCGTGGAACAAGGGCCTGTAGGGACAGGCATTGTCTGCTCTCAGCCGCGCGGCCAGTCTCCCACTGGTCAGATTATATACGACGGCCCGCTTGCCATGATCGGATCGGGCGATGGCTTGACCGATCTTGAATGCCAAAAGATCGAAGGCTGGGCGCGTGTCAACCATGGAGTCTCGCTGCCAGGCGGCCATCCGTATGCGTCAAGCACCCCTCAGATGGAGGCGGGAGATTGGGACGATACCTTTGAAATCCGCCCGACGTCGGGCGAATGGAATTCGATTGTCTACAACAAAAACAATGAAGGCGACCCGGCCTCATCGACCCATCTTGCGTGGCCGCAAGCCTGGGCGGCTGACTTTAACTCCGGCGTCAGGATCGGTGATGAATGGGAAGCGCCGTCAGGGTTAGATTTTTTTGCGCGGGTTCATGGCGCCGGCACAGCGCAGGCCAACCCGGCAGACCTGTCTAAAATCGCCAACGACGGCAACCCGCATTACCATTACATGACCTATAAAACCGAGCCTTGTCTGAGGCTTCGTATGGAGCGTGTCGGCTCGAACAACCGCGGCCCCGTTATGGCGTCATGTAACCAGGCGGGCATGGGGGCTATTTTCCAGCCACCGTTCTTCGCACGCACCAGAATTGCTCTAGCAAGCAACGCGTCACCGCTGGCGAATAATGTTAATTACAATTTTATGGCTTGGTGGATGAAGGAAGTGGAGGGGGAGCTTTTATATCCATTTTTCAATAATTGGGAATGGGATATGTTCGAAGGCAATTCATCCTCTATTTTCCACATGAACAACGTGATTCACTATCACGATCCTATCCAGTCGGAGAATGTGGGTCCGAACGGCGTGACTAACTTTCGTGCGGCGCTGCCGTTCACCAAGGCTAACGGCGTGGCGCCACAATCGCAATACGACACTGAGTTTTACGAGATGGCCTGCGCCATCAATTCAAGTTGGGTTATTCATTATTACGGTCCAGGCGACGGCACGCTTTACGAAACCTCGCGCTGCCCAACCCATCCCGGCATGATGCAGCGGCGCTTCTTCTTTTATTACGATTTCGCGCTTCGGACTGGCGCGCAAAATCTTGCGGATTTTAATGCCGCCGGTGTGCCGTCCGATATGTATGTTTCGGCGCTGACGGTGCAGCAGCCGGCCTAGTGAGGTGACGCCTGGCTCGGGCCATGGCGTAGTTGCTTCTCAACCAACGAAAGGAAAGTGCAATGTCAAGTTTCGACAAAACGAACGAAAAAGTGAAGTCCGGCGTCTCGGGCGCCATCAAGAAATACGGCTTCCCTGCCGTGCTGGGCGTGGCCATTGTGGCGTTCGTCGTCCTTATGATCGTTACCGACTGGATCGTCTAACCATGGGCGGTGCCATGATGCGGACTGTTCGTCCGGCACTGATGCTAACTGTCATCGTGATTCTGGCGAACAACTTTGTCATGGCGCCGTATGTTTCGGTGATGTTCGGCGTCGTTGTCGATATCGCCATCCCTGATCGCCTGTGGGATTTAATGAACATTGCCGCAGGCGGTTACATCGTCAGCCGAGGGGCAGAGAAGGGTATCGATCTGTGGCGTAATGGGCCGCAGTCAAGCGCCCCCGCCCCACGGCCGGCGAAAGAACCGGACACGTAAAATGAAAACGCTGACGACTCACTCACTGAGATACTTCGCCGCGTTTTCTGTCATGGCTTTCGTATTGCTGATTGCGGCTTGTGCGTCGCCAACCGATCAAGGCATTAGCGCTGGCGGAGATGTCTTCGATATCGATGACGCCATGAACGCCACAGTTCTAACCAAGGGCGGTCGTGCGTCTGGCATTGTTATCGGCCCTAATTTGGTGTTGACGGCCGCTCACGTTGCCGGGAATGCCAAAAAACTTATCGTCGAGTTCTATGATGGCCGCGTTGAAATTGGCCGCGTGCTATGGACAACCGGAGATACGGCGATTGGCGAGATAGACCTTGCCCTTGTGTCGGTCGATACAGCCGAAACCAAGCCAGCGCATATAAATTGCGAGTTCATGGCCGCCTCAGGTGACGCCGTCAAGCACATTGGAAATCCTCTCGGATATCGTTGGCTGTATAGCGAGGGTGTTGTCGCGTCTCTGCGCGGAAGCGCCAACAACGTTGAAGGCGATGCCATGGCTGTCTCAATCCCGGCCGGACCCGGATCGAGCGGCGGCCCTATTTTCGATTCCGATTGGAACGTGATTGGCATTGTTCACGCTGGATACGGGCGCGGACCAATGTCTTTTCTGACGGCAGTCAGCCAGTCCGCCATCTGCGAAGCCATGGGAACGCCCATCTAACGATGGTCAAAGAATCTGTTTCTGCCGATGAAAAGGCGCGGCGGCAGATAAAGGCCGCCGAGCGGCTGTTGCGCGTGAAGAAAGCGCACGACAGCCTGCTCGATTTCACGCACCTCACGATGCCGAACTTCAAAGACCCCGATGATTCCAACCTGTCGCGATACGAAGAGGCCGTCCACCATAAGGCTATCGCCGAGGCCCTGGAGTTGGTCGAAGCCGGCGTCATCAAGCGTCTAATCATCACAATGCCGCCGCGACACGGCAAGAGCGAACTAGCCAGCCGGAGATTTCCCTGCTGGTTCTCTGGCCGCGATCCGTCACGTCAGGTCGCGTTTGCCACCTACAGCCAGGAGTTCGCCGACGACTTTGGTCGCGAGTGGCGCGACATTTTCAAGATGAATACGTTTCAGCAGGTGTTCCCCGGCGTTGAACTGAAGACGGACAGCCAGGCCGCTGACCGCATGAAGCTCACCAAGGATGGCCTGAGCTATGGCGGCCTGATGGTTGCCATCGGCGCGGGGGGCGCCCTGACCGGCCGTGGCGCCGACTTGCTGCTGATCGACGACCCGTTCAAGAACGATCAGGAGGCGGACAGCTCGACTATTCGCCGGCAGCGCTGGAATTGGTTTCAGTCGACGGCCTACACCCGGCTCATGCCGGGCGGGCGCATCGTGATCATCATGACGCGCTGGCACGAAGACGACTTTGTCGGCCGGATTCTCGATCATCGAAACGCGGAATACCGCGAAGAAATCGCGGAGAGCTATACGATCCTCAACCTGCCGGCCATCAAAGACGGTCAGGCATTGTGGCCCAGCAGATACCCCATCGATAATCTGAATGAGACAAAGGCCGCGATCGGCGAGCGATACTGGAATGCCCTCTATCAGGGCAAGCCTTCGCCTGACGATGGCTCGTTCTTCAAGCGCGATATGCTGGTCGAGTACAACTCGCCCGGCGAGATGCCTAAGAATCTCCGCTATTACGGCGCATCGGATCACGCCGTCACGGAAAAGCAGCAGAACGACAAGAACGTCATCGGCTGTGTGGGTGTCGACGAGGAAGGCGATATTTGGGTTTTGCCCGACGTGGTGTGGGACCACATGGAGACCGACGGCACGGTCGAGAACATCATCGGTCAAATGAAGGCCCATAAGCCCGTTCTGTGGTGGCTGGAGAGCGAGCTGATTTCTAAGTCGTTTGGTCCGTTCCTGCGCCGCCGGATGCGCGAGACCGGCACTTACATCATGGTCGACCCCAAAACGCCAAGCAAAGACAAGAAGACCAGAGCGCGCTCTATCCAGGGCATGATGTCCTTCAAGCGCGTCCACTTCCCGACGTTCGCCCCGTGGTGGGGTGACGCCAAGGACCAGTTGCTGAAGTTCCCGTTCGCGGCTCATGACGACTTCGTTGACTGGATTTCGTGGATAGGTTTGGGCCTCGACCAAGAATTTGCCACAACAGCATCCAGGGGTGACAATCGAGTCGAGCGTCATCCAACTGGCAGTATCAAGTGGATGATGGCGTCGTCGGAGGCGTTAAAAAAGAAGGCCAAACAAGCCAAGGCAATGGCTGGGTTTTAGCAGGTAGGGCATGGATCAAGTTCAAGACCAAGACGTTATAGCGCGGGAGGCACCGGACCCGGCGGTCGAGCGCGCCGCTCTGGTTAAGCGGTGGCAGGGTCGTATCGAAAGCGCAAAGACGTTTTGGGAGGAAGAAGACTTCAAGCGCATTCGCCGCGACGTTATCTACGCCCGCCGCGGCACGAATGAAGGCTTTGACCCTGACGAAGACTACATTGCCAACCTGATTCAATCTCACCTGAACAACAAGGTTTCCTCGCTCTACGCGAAGAATCCCACGGCCGTTGCCGAGCGCAGGAAGCGCATGGAGTTTTCCATCTGGGACGGCACGCCTGAGATGCTTCAAATGGCGCAGGCTATCCTCCAGACCGACCCGATAAACCAGCAGGCTATCGCTATCGTTAATGATGTGGCACAGGCTATGTCCCGACGAAAGATGCTCGATAAGGTCGGAAAGACGCTGACCCTGCTATTTGAGAACGCGATGGACGAGCAGATGCCCATCTTCAAGACTCAGGCCAAGCAGCTCGTCCGGCGCGTCGCCACGACCGGCGTTGGCTACCTGAAGCTGGGGTTTGTCCGCACCTATGATGTGGACCCAGAGGTCGAGCGTGAGATGGCGGATATCGCCAACGCCCTGGCCGAGATCGAGCAGATGTCGGCCGATCTTGCTGATGGCGAGATGGAGACGGATTCCGCCGATGTCGAGCGCCTGCGCTTGCGCGTCGAGCAGCTTGGTCAGCAGAAAGAGGTTCTGGCGACCGAGGGCCTGACGTTTGGGTTCCCGCGCTCGACCGAGATCATTGTCGACCCGAAGGTTCGTAACCTCAATGGATTCATTGGCGCCGACTGGATCGTTCACGAGATGACCCTGTCGTGCGAGCGCATCGAGCAGATTTGGAAGGTCGACGTTCGCAAGACGCACAACAAGTTCAAGCCCAACGATCAAGGCAGGCAGCCGGAAAATCCGAACGACATGGACCAGAGTCTGGCGCGCGTTTGGGAGATTCAGTCAAAGCGCGACGGTATGGTATTCGTGATCTGCCAGGGGCATCAGGATTTCATCGAAGAGCCGCACTCTCCCGAGATTAAGTTGGAGCGGTTTTGGGATGTGTTCACGCTGATGTTCAACGAGGTCGAAGCCGACGATAGCGGTGAAAAGCGCTCCACGGTCTACCCGCCCAGCGACGTGGCGCTCATGCGTGCCATGCAGGACGAGTACAACCGCTCACGCAATGGCCTGCGCGAGCATCGTATCGCCAACCGACCGAAGTATGCCGCGGTCAAGGGCGCCCTTCAGGACGACGAGCTTGATTCAATGGAAACCATGCCAGCCCATGGCGTCCTGTTGATCAACGCTCTGCAAACCGGCCAGAAAGCCGAAGATTTTATTGGCCCCATCAAGCACGCGCCGATCGATCCGGCCCTGTACGACACCAACTTTATCTACGACGATATCCAGCGCACGGTAGGCACCCAGCAGGCCAACATAGGTCAGACCGGCGACGTGACAGCGACAGAGAGCAGCATTGCGGAATCCAGCCGAATCTCCAGCGTCGCCTCCAATGTGGATGACCTGGACGAGTTCTTGAGCGAGGTCGCGCGATCGGGCGGGCATATTCTCCTGACGGAGATGGATGTCGAGCAGGTCAAGCGAATTGTCGGCCCCGGCGCTGCCTGGCCCGAGCTGGGACCGCAGGATATCGCTGACGAGATTTTTTTGAAGACCAAGGCGGGAAGCTCCGGCAAACCGAATCAAGCTCTACGCATTGCCAATCTGGAGCGCGTGGCCCCCGTGCTGATCCAGACGCCCGGAATCAACCCTGTGTGGCTGGCCCGACAGCTTGTCGAGGCCGTCGACGACGACATTGATCTTGAGGATGCGATTCTTGAGGGGCTGCCAAGCATTATCGCCATGAACGCGCTGAATAATGCGGCGGCGCAGCCGGCCACGGGCGATGCGTCGACCGATCCGGCGTCTCAGGGCGGTGAGGGCGCCGGTAACGCGCCCGCCGGCCAGCAACCGAATCAGGGCGCCCAGCCGGCGTTTCCCGCGCAAGGAGGCCAGGTCATATAAAAATTTGCCCAATGTGTTGGATATAGCGAGAATAGTCGCAAGAGGAACCAGACAGGTTCCGACATCCCCACAACGGGAGTAGACGCTAATGACCGTGAAGTCGTCTGACACGGAAAAAGAAGAAGGATATCTCGCCGACGCTGAAGCCGAGGTCGAGAAGGACGCACAAAATCCCGCGGACCCGTCCACCGAGGGTGACAAAGAGGACGCTAAAGAACCGGCCTCCGTGCTCGACGCCATCCGCAAGGTTATGGATGACGAAGAGTCAGAGGAAGGGGAGCAACCGTCCGGCTCTGAGGGTAGCGAGGAAAAGGTCGCCGAAGGCGAAGCCGATCCCGACAAGGCCGATAAGGCCAAGGGTGAAGACGATGCTGACGGTGAAGATGGAGAAAAACCTCCGCCTTTCCACGAGCACCCGCGCTGGCAAGAGGTTCAAACTGAACTGAAGGATTTGCGGCCGCAGGCCGAGGCCTTCCGTGGGGTCCAGACCTTTATCGAAGAAGCCGGCCTCAATACTGAAGAGGTCAACGTAGGCTTCGAGATAATGCGGGCGATGAAGCAGGAGCCTGCCAAGGCTTACGAGATGCTGAAGCCGTACATGGTGTCTTTAGAGACGCATCTCGGTGAGGCGCTGCCACCTGAATTGGCTGAAGCTGTCGATCAGGGGCAAATCACGGAAGAATTGGCAAAAAAGCTGGCCCGAGCCGAAGGCACGGCCAGCCAGGCTCAGGTTGTTTCAGCGAACGCGCGCGCCCAGGCGGACAAGACCGTGCAGCATAACGTTGCTGGAGCGGTTAGCCAGTGGGAGACGAATTGGTCTTCGACCGATCCTGACTATCCGAAATTGGTCGATCGCGTGAAGGAAAAGCTGCAACTCAAGCTGCTGACCGAGGGGCGCCCAGCCACACCCGCCGCTGCAACGCAAATGGCGAACAAGGCTGTAGATGATGTGAGAGCAGAAATGCGCTCGCTCATGCCCCGAGAGAAAAAGCCTGAGATCAAGCCCCGCCCGAACGGATCGGAAGCAACCCCCGGTCGGTCAGAGCCGAAGACGAGGCTGGAAGCCGTTCAAGCTGCACTAACCGCCGCCGGATAACAACAACAATAAGTCACCCCTGGCGGGAGCAATAAAAAGATGCCGTTCACGGTACAAGAACTACAGAATATTTCTGCTGCGTCGCTCGATTTCCATCTGCGAAACGACGTTCTGTCGCAGCACATCCAGGACAAGCCTCTCCTGAAGCGGATGAAAGCCAATCAGAAGACCTTTCCCGGCGGTAAGGAAAACATCACCAAGCGTGTGAAGTTTGCCACGACCACCGACATCATGGGTTATACCCACGACGACACCGTCACGTACGCCAATCCGGCGAACATGAAGGTGGCGCAGTACCCGTGGAAGGAAATTCACGCCGGTATTCAGTTCACCATGACTGAGATGAAGACGGACGGCGTTAGCGTCTCCGACAGCACCACCGGCAAGGGCAAGTCCGTCCACTCGCAGGCCGAGGTCACGCGACTGGCGTCCCTTCTGGACGACAAGGTCGACGATATGGCCGAGGGCTGGGCCGCCGGCATGAACCGCATGTATTGGGAAGACGGCACGCAGGACACAAAAGAAGTGCCGGGCGTGAAGTCAATCATCCTGGACGACCCGACCGCTAGCGTCGTGGTCGGCGGCATCGATCAGGGCTCCGTCACGCGCTGGCAGAATCGCGCCTCGCTTGGCATCGTTGCCAACCTTGGCAACGCTTCGACTCAGGTTCTGGTCACGTTTTTGAGTCAAGAAATGCGCCAGCTCCGCCGGTATGGCGGCAAGCCGACTGTCGCTCTGTGCGGCTCGGATTGGCTGGAGCAGCTTGAAAACGAGATGCGCGCCAAGGGTCAGTTCACGCAGACCGGTTGGGCGCAGGCTGGTGCGATCGATATTTCGGCCGCCGACGCTCGCTTCCAAAAGATGGTGTTCGAGTACGATCCGTACCTCGACGACATCGGCGAGTCCAAGCGCTGCTACATCATGCAGCTCGATGGCAAGGGTATCCATCCCCGTGTCATGGAGGGCGAAGACATGAAGCGCCACAATCCCGCACGCCCCGAAGACAAGTACGTTCTGTACCAGGCGATGACCTGGACCGGCGGCCTCGTCTGCTGGCAGCGTAACGGCTCCGGCGTCTACTCAATCGCGTAATCGCAAGCAAGCGTAAGGAAACACGACAATGTCTTTTAAGGTACTATCTCACACGCTTGCGTCGTCCCTGGCGAGCGCGGGCACCGCTGCCCTCGCTTACCCGGCCGGCACAAACAGCGGCGACTTCGAGGGCTCGACGGGCCACGTGATCGCGGCGCTCCAGAACATCTATACCTGGCCCGCCGATTTCACGCTCACTTTTGGCACGGCCAGCATCACCCTGACTTGGGGCCATCCGACAACCTTGCCTGCCGGCACGGTTATCCAGGCTCAGCTTGAAATTCAGGGCGAATCAGACGGCGATCCTTTCGATCTGGTCGGAATGGTTGATACGGTTTTTGCGCCGTGCGTGCTCGTGAATTTGGGTGCGCCCGACACTGCCGATGTGGATGCCTTTATCAAGGCCGCCACAACCGGTGAGCTGCCGAACGCGGAGACGGTGACATACACTTTCCCCGGATCGGCTACGCCGCTCGACGGCGTCAATGCAGACGGCTCGATCGATGTTCCGCGTAACATCACGGCCACCACGACCCATAGCTCGTCTGTCGTTGCTATGACGATCGTTGTCAATGGCCTTGACGTTTACGGCAATGCGATGTCTGAAACCATCGCCGTTGCAGCCACCGGCACGTCGCAGTCCGACGCTGGCGTTAAGGCGTTCGCATCGCTCACGTCGATTGCCATCACGGCTGCCGGCAATGCCGAGGCTAATACCCTGAATATGGGCTTTGGCGACATCCTGGGTCTTCCGGTCTATCTGCCCGGCACAGGTCACGTTCTGCGTGAGATGGAAGATGGCGCCGCGCCCACGGCTGGCACCGTGGTTGCTGGTGTTGACACCGAAGCCACAGCCACGACCGGAGACGTTCGCGGCACCTATGACCCTAACTCCGCTTGCGACGGCGCCAAGGCGTTCCAGCTTGTGGTTGCTGTGCCGGACCCGACTTACAAGGGTATCGCGCAGTTTGCCGGCTAAGAGTTGGCCGGTTTGTGACCTGGGCGGCGGGGTAATGTCCGCCGCCCTTTTTTCTTGAATCAACGGGAGCTGACAAAAATGCAACGTTATAACGCCACTGTCCGTCTGGCCGGCGACATCAATCATGAAGTCCCCAAAATCGAGCTTTCGGCTGCTGAGATTATTCTGCTTCGAACCATCCATGGCAGCGATGCCGTCGTGCGAATCTCGCCCGTCAGGATGGACAAGATGCCCCACGATCGGGAGCGCATGAAACTCGAAGAAACATACGGCGAGGCGCGCGTGTTTGCCGCCTTCGGCGCCCAGTACAACAAGCTGCCGATCAGCCTGCCCGATGTCGAGGAAGACGACGAAGAGGATGACGATGGGCATGTAACTTCCCGCGAAACCCTGACGGTCGCCAAGCAGCCGGAGGCGTAGTATGGCTCGGGGCACACAGCTCCAGCAGCTCGTTACCAAGCTGCGCGCCGAGGCCCGCCTTTCCAGCAACGCGGCGCATGGAACAAACCAGATCGCGGAGCTTCACCAGCTTCTAGAACGCATACAGGAAACCCTGTATGACGATTGGGACTGGCCCTTCCTTCGTGTTGTCGTGCAATTGCCGCTTTTGGCCGGCGAGCGCTATTACGACTTCCCGACCGAGATCAATCCTGATCGGCTAGAAGAAGTCCACGGCATCTGGTCGTCAAGCCGCACGCCCATCGAGCGCGGCATCGATTACACGCACTATAATCAGTACGACAGCACCCTGGATGAGCGGGCCGATCCCGTTTTCGCCTGGGAATGGAAGTGGACCGGAACGGACGATCAGATCGAGGTCTGGCCGATTCCCGTATCGAACAACCAAACGCTTGAATTTACCGGAATCCGCCCACTGCGCGCGCTAGTGTCCGATGATGACGTGGCGGACCTGGACGACCAGATGCTCGTTCTCTATGCGGCCTCCGAGTTGCTGAAGGACGATAGGGCAGCGCAGAAGCTATCCGCCGCACGGCGCCGGGAAAAGCAGGTCAGGGCCAACAAGGGGTCTACACGAATGCGGACAATGAACGCGCGCGCGCCCGCCAACTCTCGCCTGCACGGAACAACCATTCGCATCAGTCGATAAGACATGCCCTACATTGAGATCGAAGATTTCCGTGGCGGAGTAGATAACCGCAAGAGCATTATCGCCGGTATTCCTGGGACGCTTGCTGTCGGGCGAAACTGCCACATCACGCGCGGCGGCGAGATCGAGCGCGCCAAGAAGTTTGTGTCGACATACAGTCTCCCAGCCGGGAAGACGTTCGGTCTACAGGCGGCGGACGGCACGCTCTATGTCTTTGGGGACGACGCGGCGGCGTCGGCGGTCGCCCCGGTCGGCACGACTCTCCAGATTCTGAATCACCCGGACGCTGGCCGCACCATGACCGGAATCATCTATACTGAGACGTTCGACGGAAAGCCCTACGCCATCGCGCGGTATGACGACGAGTCGATCATTCACTTCTATGACGGCGCTCATGTCGAGGATTGGGACGCTGGGCGCGTGCGCGCCGGGCTGGTCGACAACGACGGCATCGCGGCCCATCTTGCTGGCCTGATCAATGGTAACGGCGGGTTGACTGCCGTGTCGGCCGGTGCCGTTGTCACGATAACGGGCACGAACAACGTTGCCTTCACGATCACCACTGAGGCAACGGATGGCGGCGGCACGGACGATCAGACAGCCGTCGTCGTGG